CTTACACCGCCCCGTAGAGCTGCCCGTAGCGGGCCAGCGCCTCCGCGCGCGCCTGTCCGATGCCGCCGTCGCGAGCTGTGGCTCCGGTGGTGCGCTCCTGGTTGAGCCCCTCACCGAACTGCTGCTTGCCGAGCTGCAGCGCCTGCAGCTGCTTGCCGAGCTGACCGACGAAGTCGTTCTGGGCGCCGAGGTAGTCGCCGGAGTGCATGAGGCCGCGCGCAGCGAAGTCCTGGATGAGGGACTGGTACCCGCGACCAGCGGCGGTCTGCTGGTTCTCGAAGTCCCAGTTGGCGTTCCCGCCGGAGTTGCCGGGCGCCAGGTAGCCGAGGTCGCCGAGCGAGTTGTCGTACTGCACCCCGTAGTCGTTCTCGCGGCGGGTGACGTCGGCCAGGAGGTCGTCGTAGTTCTTGTTGTAGCGCGAGAGCGCGGCGAGGTATACGTCGTCGCTGTTGAGGAAGTCATCCTGGCCCAGGGCCGGGGGGGCCTCCTGCGCAGCGAACGGCGTCGAGTTGATGAAGGGCTGCTGGACAGCCCCACCACCGCCACCGCCCCCGCCGTAGGATCCACCACCGCCACCACCGGTGCCGCCCCCGCCGCCCGTGGCGCCGGCCGACGTCGTGCGCCGGGCGGGGCTCGAAGTGAGCACGCCGTACCCGGGAGAGCCGGCTCCCATGGCCGCTGCCGGCTGCTTGGGCTGTGCGGCGCCGAAAGGCGTCTGCGCAACGCTGAACGGCTTCTTGGCTGCAGTGGAGGTCGAACGACCGCCGTCGAACTTGGTAGCCATCGTTTACCCCTGTCGTCTCCTGCGGAGAGCTTCCGCGTATGCGTCGTACTTGGCGTCTCGCTGCAGGTACCCGGCCTTGTTCGTGACCGGCCCCACGTTCGGTGCGCTCTGTTGCCCAGCCCCGTAGCGCTTGTTCCCGGCGGCGAAGCGGTTGAATCCGCCCCCGCCGGCGAGAGGCGCACGCATCCCCCTGATGGGGTTGAAAGGCTGTGCCATGGGCAAATTGTACCCTAGGAGATCGCCTTGGCCACAAGCTGACGCGTGGCGACCTTCAGCCGGAGGGTGAAGAGGTACACAGGGCTGGTCGAGATGGAGCCGTCCGCGGTGAAATCGACACGGAAATAGACCTGGCGGAACCGCATCGCTTTGTTGAACTTGGCGAACTTCCTTACGAACCCGAGGCCGTTCAGGTCGTACGTGGTGGACACCTCGGAGAGCGTGTCTGAGCCGACAGGAGCGTCCCACCCGCTGCTGAGCAGGTCCGCCCAGGTGAGGCCGCTGTCGTACAGCGTCTTCCAGTCGGTGGTCTGCGACTGCACGATCGGGTGCGCGATCCCGGTCACCTTGTTGCGGAAGACCGAGTCCACACCCCAGTGCCACATGCGCTTCATCACGCTGGGCGCCTCGAAGGAGTAGTTCTTCGTCTGCAGCGAGCAGATGAACGCCTCTTTGTCGGAGGCGGTCAGCGCCTCGTTGATCTTGAGCAGCTGTACCTTGCGGGTGCCGCCTGTGGCAACGTCCTTGCTGGGGATTGCGTAGGCGTCGATTGCCGAGGTGCCGGGGATGGGCTCGAGAACCTGCCCCACAGCAGACCACACGGTCGACGACCACCGCGTCCACTTACGCAGGTCGATGCTGAAAACGTAGATGAAGTCGTAGAACGAGAAGAGGATGCGCTTGCCGAGTGTCGACACGGCGAAGGGCTGGGAGATGCCGGATGGGTTGTTCGTCCGGAACGGCACCTGCTGGTTGATCCGCTGGGCCCGGTTGTTGACGAACTCGTACGCCTTGTCGTCGTACATGAAGTACAGGTACGACTCGTAGGTCACGAGGCACTCCCGAGTAGCCAGCCCGATTCCGGGCGCCACGATCGAGATGGTGGCGGCGGCGGTGCTGGTGGCGTAGGAGTAGCTGTAGATCGACTGGTTGCGGAAGACCAGCAACGCGCCGTAGTAGCTCCGGAGGGCCACGATGATCTGCCCGTCACCGGGAGACACCTGCACCTCCCGGGACGCCGCCGTGGCCCAGATCGTCCCCTCGGGGATGAGCTTCGAATAGAACATCGACGTCGGGCTCGTGCTGCCCTTACCGCTCGCCACCCACATGCGGTCCTTGTACACCGCGATGTCTGTGCCCTTCGGCATGTTGGCGTCAGCGACGAACCCGCCGGCTGGCGTCCAGTACCCGCCCGGGTCCACCTCGAGGAAGGGCGCGACGAGCCATGCCTTGCCGTCGAACTGAACCGACGCACTGGCGGCGAAGGTGTTCGTGATCAGCGTCCACGCCGAACCGTCGAAGTAGTAGGTGCTCGAGAGGCCGTCCGAAGCGATGAGGTATACCGACCCGCCGGTGTCGTAGAAGTAGCCGAGCAGCTTCGCATTGCCGGCAGCCCCGAGGGTGAGCTGGGAGTTGGCAGCGACGTTCGTAGCGGGCGAAAAGGGCGGCCGACTCTTCATGGAGCCGTTGGGGTCGAGATCGAAGTTGAGCGCCTCGACGCACTCCTTGTCATCGACATCTGTCGGGTCGGACTGCAGGTTGAGGCCCCCGGAGAAGGGCCCCAGGGTCATCGTCCGATCAGCTTCCTTAGCCATCAGTACGAATAGTCCACTTCAGCGATCACGGGGTATGCCAGGTCCGCCGAGTCCCGCTCCTTCTCGCCCTGGACGGCGATGCCGTTCTCGAACGCGGTGGACTTTGCGTTGGACGCCGTCCAGTCCTCGTCCATCTCGTAGGCCTTCGCGAGGATGAAGTCGACGAGCACGGAGAAGTACTCGTTCGGGACCGACAGCACCTCCGCGTCGGAACCCGTGAGCATCGGGGGCGACTTGGAGTAGAGCATCCGCATCGTGTACACCTTGTCGGGAACCGGCCAGAGCCAGAACTCGTTGCCCCAGGTGTACCAGAACTGCGGCTGGCCCGCCTCAGTCTTGGCCGGGTCGTAGGCAAGGATCTGCCGCTCGGCCTCGGCGTACGGGATATTCGGCAGCGGTGAGCCGTTCAGGAGGATTGACGACACCTCGTAGATGTCCTGGTCCGGGAAGGTGTAGAGATCCTGGGCAGCCACCGTGGGCGTGTCGGCGCGGGCCTTCAGCACCTTGTTGCGCGTGACGATCTCCTGCTGCCCCTGGTTCGCCCAGCGCAGGATGTCTCCCGGCTCGAGCTGCACCCCGGATTCGTCGCCGAAGAGCCGCTTGACCTCGACCGAGAGCTGGCCGTACGTGTAGGTGTTCGGCCGCAGGCCCATGGCTACCTCCGGAAAGTCTTGCCGTTGTGCCGGAAGAAGTGCTTCCGGTCGCGTCCGCCGCTGGCGAGTGTCTCAATCATCTCACGACGATCGGCTCGCTCCTCCTCGCGCCGGCGCTCGTCGAAGGCTTCGTCAGCGAGGCGCTTGAACTCCATCTCGTTGAACACCGTCGCGGCGCCCCGGCGAACCACGTCGCCCTTGGCCACCCACGCGAGCACCTCAGCCGGATTGGCGACCTCGGCGTACGTGAGGCCGCGGATGTCGACGAGCTGGCCGTCCTCCCGACGCTCTTGGATCATGAACGGCTTCTCGGCGCCGAACGCACCGCGCTCCCGGACGGGGAGGTATGCGAGCGACAGGCGCCCGTAGGAGTAGTCGCTGAGCATGCCGGCCAAAATGACGTGGGCCTCGCTGATGAACTCGCCGATCTCGCTCGACCAGACCTTGCCGCCCTGAAGTGCAGTCTCCATACCGCAAAGGCTACCAGAAGTGTGTTACAGCCCCGTGGCTGCGGCGTGAGCAAGCACCCGCGCACTGCTGAGCGCAGCGGGATAGAACGCCACCTCGTCCATCTTTCCGACGAACCCGAGAACGGGGGAGCCGGTTCCGGCGTACGACGCACCAATGACATGACCGGTCGTGAGTAGGCTCCCGTCAGGGAGGGAGAGGTACTGCCCGTCCCCCTGCTGAACACCGTTCAGGAAGAACGTAATGATACCTGCGTCGTTCACCACCACCGCATGATAGGTCGTGTT